GTGGGATGGCCTGACCTTCCTCTATAATGGCATCCGTTTCTACCCGGACGACATGGTCAATGGGGTCGGATACAAGCATCTCGGCAATTACCAAGGCACGTTGTTTCGAAACATCACGTTCTGCACCGATGGACACAAGTTTTCTGAGTTAAATTGTGCATTTCAAGGATTCATAGACACAGTTACGATCAGGGGTTGCAAATACCTTTGTCCGAGTAGCGCCGCTACCCCGTCCCCATCCCCCTACGATGCGATCCTGCCTGCTGGATGGCCTCCCAAGGCTCCCATGTTGGACGCCTACTCAAACGTGTTTGTACCCTATACTTTGGATATTCAAGATTGGCGCTGCTTCTGGGCAGGCGGCGGCAACAATGTGGTGATCGAGGATTGCGAGTTCCATCTGTGGGGCATGTACGGCATGATCAAGATGTACCAGACTGCCTCTCAGTTATCTCAGCTTGCCGGGGTGTCGGGCAGTTACGAGAATATAACGGTACGGCGCAACAAGTTTTATGAATTGGGCCAACAGGAGTGCATCTCATACGACGCCTTTGATAACGTCATAGCGTTCAAAGGCACCGTGCAGAGCGTGGACGGAAACAGCATCACCTTTACCAATGTGGCGGCAGCACCCAATAGCGAGATAACGAAACTGACCTGTCTGACGTACATGGGCAAGACCGGCGGTTCAGCTGGGCATTACTATAAGATACTTGGCCCCGATAGTCTCTCGTCCACGACTATGACGCTGTCTGCATATAGGGAGGATCTGGATGCCATAAAGGTGGGAGATACGTTCGTGGCCATGAAGGTCGCGGTAAATTGGTATATCTACGACAACGACTTCTATCACACGGAGGCTTGCCGGTGCTACGGGACCTTTATTGGCACTCCCGTAGCCGCTCAGGCTTCAGGCAGTTCCGCCGGCTGGCAGGTGTTCAACAATAGGTATCACGATGTCCGCGTACCGTTCAACGATTACACCTACTCCGACAGTGCTGGTTCCGCCAGCGGCATAACGATGGGGAACCTGTTCGAGAACAACTGGATGACGGGATACCGGCAGTTCGGCTGGCAGGTGCTGCTCGGTGGCCGTTATAACCAATATGATTCGGCGGATGTCGGCGTGCGGAACATCGGCGGCATCTGCCGGAACAATATTGGTGAAAACTGGGTATATACCGCCATTAGCGAGGTTATCGCCGGTCCCGGAGTCAACGGGCCATTCGGCGAATACCCTACACCGGCAGGCGCCAGTGTTCCGATCACGTTCGGCTACGGCCTGGCCGATGTGACAAACTTCACCGATCAGGGCAACGTAATTGATACCCGTCCCGATATATCGGGAATACCGACGGGATATCGAAATATTAAAAATCATTTTGACAACCTCGGCAGAAACACCTACCGCGATCAGGTCGCCGATCCTGCGCCGGTGCTGCTGCATATCGATTCGGATGTTTACTATGCGACCGCAGGTAGCTGCTCGATCTATGGTTATTGCACCGTTGGGGCGTCGATCTCGGTTAGCAGCGATGGGGGTGCAATAGTTTCATCGGTGGTATTTAACGCCGCCCACAATGTTTTTGCATTCACCGTCACGGGCGTCACCTTAAACCAGAACATAACCATAACGTGCAGCGCTGCCAACGCAAAACCCCTGTCGAAAACGGCTCTTTTGTCCACCACCACGGCCTCCGCTGAAACACTCAGCGTGCCTACCAACGCCCCGGATATATCGGCCATACCCGGCACGGGCACCGGAAGTGTTTCGAGCGTTTCAGCCCAAACGTCTGTCGCTAATATTATTGGGATAGCAGCAAACCCCGCGATATGCACAGGAGTTTATGTCGATACGAGTGTCGGCCAAATTACGGGAGCGGGAGTAGTAAACACCACTGCTCACCAGATTCGAGCGCCCAACGGAAGTTTTTTTGAAATTCGGGATTTATCGGGCAATGTCTACATACTACGCAGTTTATAAGGAGCCACATCATGGCATATGTACCAGGAATTACCAGGTATCAGAAAAAGAAATGGATGGATGAAATTAGTGCAAAAATCACGGCCGGATCTCTCAAAGCTGCAATATATTCGACCACGACGGCTCTGGACGCGGCCACAGATCCCACAACACCACTGGCGTACACTACCACTGGGGAACTCACCTCCACCGGGACCGGTTACGCCGCCGGAGGTTATGTCCTGGCGACTCCGGCCAGATCATCGACCTTTGCTGCCAATGCCGAGACGTTGGATTTCGCAGACATCACCACTGGGGCGGGAACGATAGCAACTGGAACCTATGCAATGACCATCTACGATACTACAGACTCCAACCGCATCCTGGCGATATGCACAGTCACGGTTTCCGTGGCATCGTCGAGCACGGCGATGGTATTCAGTATCCCCTCTGATTGCATGAAGATTGCGTAATTTGGTCGGTAGCTAGCCCGACTTAATAGATTAAAGGGCAGTGTAAAAGCTGCCCTTTTTATTTTAGGAACATTATGAAATGTTTTGCGCAAAGAGATGCTTTTACGTGTCCTTTAGAAACAAATGAAACTAGCGCAGGCTATGGTTGTGGAGTCACTTCAGAAGAATGTACTAGAACAGGCTACGACTTAATTACCTTATCTACTAAATACGCAGATGCTAGAAGAACTTCTGCTGTTTCTCCTTCTTCAAATATCCTATTTCATATAAAATCTCTTCGGCTTCTGTTATATATCTATTATAGTCTATGTCTTCAGGAAAAGAAGTAGGTAAGTCCTGGCATGGCTTTGCACCATCCGTTTTAGGTACTTTATTACCGTTTGCTACTCTGCAAATACAACCTTTTATATTTTTAGCATAGTAAAATCTTACCGTTTTTCCTAAATAAATACCGTCTTTTTCTCCGCCTCCTGTAACTTTAATAAGAGAAACAAATCGTCTTATATCTTTGCAAGACTTAATTGTTTGCTCAATAGGTATGTTTTTAGTAAGCAACACTTGCACTGCATCGGAACAAATTAAAGTTTCAGGATTCTTAGATAGCCTACTATTCAAAGCCGATCCTACTTCAGAATAACAACCTTTTACTTTACAAGTATTATCTTCTTTGACTATTATAAAATTGTTTACATCTCTTGAATAGACTGCTTTGTAACGTGTTTCTTCGGTAACGAAGCCTGTAGTTTTTTCCCATTCAGAAATTAATATATTCAGATTTTCATATCTATCGCTTGGGCATTTAATAATTATACCGTCTGTATTACCTGAAACTACAGGTATGCCAGCAAGTTCTATCGCTTCGATTAACATTAACAAACACAATTGACCTGAAATTGTAACTTGAAGCATTAAGTCAGGTGAATAAAGTGAAGACCATTTGCTTCCGAGTTTACCGAAGGAACCGTTGATCGTCAGCTTAAGCGCATTCATTTCAACAGTTTGTTGTCGAAGTTCTTTTTTAAGTTCTTTTATTTTGTTTTCGATTTCGGAACGATTCATTGCAAATTCTGTCAACATCTTTTCGTACTTTTCTATCTCAGATTTTATCTTTCTTACCCTGGCTTTTGCCGCAAGTCTTCTCTGAACAATACTTTCGTATACCTTTAAAAAGTTTTCTCCTAAATGTTTTGGATATAAACGCTGATTAAGTATGATTGAAGGATAATAACTAGCAACATCTCTGTCAATTAGTAGTGTATTTTCATCTGCTATTTGTGAAGAACATTCTTCTGTTGAATGCAAGCCACCTATTCCCATACGATAAACAGAACTACCAATTTGGATAGCTTTAAGTTGCTCAAATTCAGCAGGTTCTAAAACTTGTCCATTGTCTGCAATAACGAAATCGGCATTACGAACAATATCAAGCATACGCTGAAGTATTGGAGTTTTGTATTGCACAAATTCTGGAACTTGATACTTATATACTGTTCCAGCTTCAATTGTTGGACGCTTTGACCAATACCCGTTTATTTCCTTAATTTCCCCACAAAGAATAGCTTCGGCTACTTGGGCATCCGATTTTGAACGAAGGTCTTGCTTGTATTGTTGTGAAAGCTGTTCCCGAAGCTCCAATTGTGGGGAAAGCTCTCTGAGCAGCAAATCTGTGTCTTCAAGATCGACAAAATTGTAATTAAGCACCTCGGCGCACTGTGAGGCCCTCAGAGCCGTTTCCGGGGAAAAGGGTAGTTCCTGTAAGCGCGGTGCGTGAAGACGCCCAGCATAAGCCTTGAGCGAAGCTGAAAGGGGGGCCACTTCAATTAAGTCTATGTGATTAATGCTACCCATTTTAAAATGATATGCTTTTTCAACATCCGAAGGACGCCAGTTCTCTTTAATTATAAAGTTTGCTACATTTTTAAGTGTTTCTGTCGAAACTCCTTGAAGTGAGAGCCAAATAATAGGCATGTCAAAAGAAATGCTATTGTAACCAACCACACAAAAATTATGTAAAACCCATAGTAGCTTATTGCAATCAAAATCCAATGATTCGGTACGCTCAAAGTAGACAATCCGTTTAGTATAAAAACACCTAAAGCTAACCACAAAGTAATTAGAGTACACTTCAGAGTCAAATACAAGAATACCTCCTTTTGCAGCGTAAAGTTGATCGTCTGTAAACAGTTCGAAAGGCACAGGTTCGCGTTGCAGCGCAACCGTTTCAGTTCGATTGCGCTGCTTACGTTTTATTGGGGAGTTTGGGATAGAAAAAAACTTAACAGTTTTTTTGATATCAGCTTCTGCAAAAGCATGTCTTAATTTTAATTCCTCTACTATAATTTTGTCTTCAATATTTTGCCATTTAGCTTGAGCCTTTTCTAAATCATTCATGCCACTACGCTCACCTCTGTTATATCGTCTAAACGTTGTCTCATAAAATCCATATCGTTTTTAAGCTTTACTATATCGTTACGAAGTTCTCCGCAATAAACTGGATTATAAATAACATCATTAAGATAATCTTCTATGTCTGAAACTGCTTCGCTTAAAACATCGCTTATCATTTACTTACCCCAGCCAGCGCCCCACGAACGCCAGCGCCATAAAAGTACATAACGTTATGTGAATAAAAGTCAACAGTTTGAATGCAATGTTCAATGCGTTTTAAACGTTTAATATTAAACGCAGGACCATGTTTAATTCCAGGAACTTCACAAACAGCACCTTCAATTTTATCTCTATGAGATTGCAAAGCACCGTCTACAAAATAAACGCATTTTTCAGTATCTTTACCTTCACTAAATGGTTCTATGTTTTTTAATGCTTCATAAAAACCTTCAGGTAATGGTTCAGGCTTACAGTCCTTATTCAAAATCAAACTAACGTCCGGCCATGATTCTTCGTATAGTTGCGTTTTTATCCAAGAATCATCTTCAAACCAAAAGGTGCAACTATTACCAGAATATCCAAAAGCTTTCAAAGACTTTTTAGTATTCATAATTGCAGAAACAAATGTCTTAGGAATGGTCATTGTGGGTAAATCAATACCGTGCCAAAACTCAAGCATAACTGCCGAATCTGTAGCAATCATTGAATTAGCTTGAAGCAGCAAAGAGGTTTCAACAATCTTTTTCTTATCGTTGTCTACTGTGAAGCCAGAAATCATCTCGAAACCGATCTTCAGGCTGTCGGAAATGGGCCAGGAAGCGGGATCAGGTTCGAGGGCTGGCATACCCTCATGCCAGCAGGGTACAAAGCAGGAGAACGCCCCGGATTTGATCGAGAGACGACCTTCCAGTTCGGTAATTGACACGTCTTTTGTTGTGCGTTCCAAAGCCGCTATGAGTTTGTAAGTATGAGGTGCTATTTCAAGAGTTTCTTCGATCTTGCAACCGGCTGTAAGAATACCATCATAAGCCATCGCCATTCCATTATGCAAGATACAATGATTTTTCCAAGGAGAATCAGTTTCAGTTTTTAATTGTGCTATTGATATAAAATGTAATGCTGCAAGCAATCCTTCGGACGTTTTAGATTTAGTTGATTTTTTAGCCATTGTTTGTTCCTTGCATTTAGGATTTTTACAAACATAAACTCCAACAACTTCTTCAGGATAAGCTTCGCAGTTAAATTTGAAGCAATGCAAACTATTATCTATTGCAACAGATTCGTATAAATTATTCATACGTTAAAACGGCACATTAATTTCGTCCCATTTTTCACAGCCTTTGGCAATAACTTTAGCAGGAGGTCTTGCTTGATACAAATTACAGGCTTCTCTGCTTTCATTAAATCTGCTACAATTTAAGCACGAACGTAAGTTATTGTCAAGAACTTTAATTATTGTTTCAGTAATTACTTTTGCAATTTCATTTAAGGCTTCGGAACGGGTTTGCATTACTCCCCTCCTTGATTTTCCCATTCATTTCTATAAATAATAATACTTTCTTCTAATGTTGAATTAATTTTGCATAAATAAAATGCAGCTAAACGTCCATCATCAAATTTATGTTTTCTAAAAGGACAAATATAAACACTTCTTTTAAAAGGTTTCTTAGTTAAATCAAAATCACTAATCGGTTTTATTTGAATCCAATCGCCGTTTTCATCTTTGATACTTAACTTAATATTAGTCCCTTTCATTACTCATTACTCGTTTTGATATTATAATTATTACCATATTTAGCTTTAAGTTTTTCTAGCATTTTAGGACTTACCATTAAACAATCGTCCGGTATATAATTATTAGCAATTATTTTAATACCTAAAAATGTTTTGCATTCTTCTTTTATAGATAGTTTCACCACTCTACCCCCATAATTTCAGGATACTTTAAATCAACACGAACTTTAATACTTTTAGGACAACGCAATTGACTTGTAATAAGTAAAGCTTCATCTATAGTTACAGGAGGTTCGCTATTGTGTCTTTGCCTCCACCAGTTTACTGCACGAGTTCTTGCAAATCCTTTATGTTCTAAGCAAATATATTCGGTAAATCTTTGTAGCCCACAATAATAAGATACTTTTATAGTTGGAACAGAACCTATTTTAACGTGTTTATGATAAATAACTTTGCTAACATTTATTGTTTGTATATCTTGTAAATCGCCTCTTATTAATTCGTCAGTTCCAGCAGTTTTAGTTATTTTAGTTTTAAATATAAACTCTGCTCCGCAACCTTCATTTGTGGGGAAAGGTTTACCTCCACACCATCTCGCACTAGCATGTTGGTATACTCCGCAAACTTCACAAATTTTAACAGGAGCGTCACCTACTTTTTCACCTTTCTTTCTAGGTATAATAGGATCGTTAATAGGACCGATTCGTTTAGTATTGCCTGCAAAGTCCATTACCAACGCATTTTGTTTTATATACTCAAAACCTTTAATATATTGCTGAGGATTAGTAAAATCGTAAGGTCTGGTCAGTCTTCCCAACATTTGCACCCATTTGCCAGGAGACATTGTTGATCTGAGCATTATACAAAAATCAATAGGTGGAAAGTCATAGCCGGTTGTAAACTTTTCATTACCGCAAATAGCCCTAAGTTCACCACACTCAAACGCTGCAAATCTTTTATCACATTCAGCTTTTGTTAGTTTTGAATGTATTGCTGCTGCCGGTATTCCAAAACTTTGAAGTATTTCAGCAGCATGCTCACTTGTTTTAATTCCTGAACAAAACACCATCCAGCAATTACGATTGTAACCATACTGGATAGCTTCTTTCAAAGCTTCGTATATAACTTTTTCAGTAGCGTCGTCAAGCTGTTTTGTAGCAAAGTCACCTTTTAACAATTTAACATTACTTACATCTATTTCAACGTTAGTACGTTTTGGAATTAAAGGAGAAAGATAACCTTCGGCTATGAAACGATTAAAGCAATCTACTTTTGTAAGATCAATTACTATATCGTCAAATAAATCTCCATCTGTAAGCAAACCTTGGCCTAAACGATAAGGTGTTGCCGAAGTTCCAATTACTTTTAAATTAGGATTTATTTCTGTAAGTCCTGCTATAATCTTTCTATACATTGTGTCTTCATCAGGTGAAACCAAATGCACTTCGTCAACAATAACTATATCTCTAAAGCCAAATAGTTCTATGCTATTTACAACAGAAGCAACGCCTCCTACAATTATAGAGTTTGCAATATCTCTCGAATTAAGACCTGCTGAAAACAAACCTACAGGTGCTTCAGGCCACATTGATTTAATTGCTTTATAATCTTGGGTAAGAATCTTTTCAACATGAGAAAGAACAATAAAACGTTGCAAGGGCCATCTCTGAAATACCTTGTAAATAAAACCAGCAATTACAAGACTCTTTCCCGTACCTGTGGGTAAAGCCGCGATTACGTTGCCATTGTTTCCTTGATTATAATAATCAAAGATTGCTTGTATCGTTTCTTCTTGATAATCTCTAAGCTGTAACTCTTGATGAACTTTCAAACTCATAAACAATAAGTCTCCACTTTAGCAGCTTTACCACGTCGAACCATATCGGCAGTACCTGCACCACCTGGAAACGCTAAAATCATATCAGGACGGGCAAATTCAAGCATCCATTGGTTACGAATTGGACCCGCTTTGTTATCGTATAAATCCCAATTTGCATCACATTGAAAACACGCAATTCCGTATAACTTAGCCCATTTCTTACTAAGCAAATCAGCACCTTTAGCACCGCCTTGAATGATGCAAATTGATCCGAAGTCTAACAAGGCTCTGTCGAGAACTGCGAATAGAAAAGCTTCGTTGTTATATGTTCTGCCGCCGCAAACTAGGATTCGTTTCATAACTTATTCAACGCTTCAAGTTCACAAGTAATTGTATATTCTTTCATGCTTCGACAACCGCTGTGACAACAAATACTGCCGCCATGACCTATTATTTCACCGCAACAGCAAATTTCATCGTCATATTTGCGATATTTCCAATTAAGATAAGGAACTTTAAAATCAATTATAAAAACGCACATTGGCAGAGGAAGTATATAAATAAGCTTCTTTTTAGTATCTATAAAAATACCAATCCAAAGATCAAACCATATAAATTTAAAGTTCCATTTCATATAATACTCTCCCATTCAGGGCAAGCTACAAAAATAGCTTCTTTGCTAGGAACAATAGCTTGCCAATGTTCACAAAACCAAGCGGCATCTTCTACGGGTTTACATCTTTTGCAAGAACGACAATTAACTAAAGGTTTTGCGTTGCTGTAGCAAACATCTTTTGCGTCGCACCATGAGCATTCAAAATAAGCAGGTGAACAGCTAACCCCGTTCGGTGGTTCTTGACTAAAAATAATCATTTCTGCTTTGCGCTCTAAATCTGCACCTAAATTGTGATCTAATTCAAGAACTTCAATATGCAAATCGTCATCATTTTTATTTACAGCCATGTAGATACTATATTTAAGACCTAGCTTGTAACCATAAATACTTTGTTGCGAAAAATGTTGAGGTGCTTTAGCTTTGCAACCTTTTTCTTTTAGTTCTATAAAACCTTTGCCAGTTCCTTTAGTCTTGAATTCGCAAAGAACTTTACCAAAATCTTCACGTTCCGCCATACCGTCAATTGAACCTCCAAAATGACCCTTGCAAGCCGAAATGCGGATTTGCATTTTACCTTTATCGGTTTCGCCTCTAGCAATAGCTTCTTCATCAAAAAGAATAACTTTAAAACCAACACTTTCAAGATACCCACAAAAGCGAGGTTCTTCAAAATGTCCTCTTTGAAATAAACGTTGCTGTCTGCCGTCATGATGTTTATGAAAAGTCCATCTAAACTTAAGCCATAAATACTTGCTGCAATTATGGCCTATTTCGGACGAGCCTAAGTGACTTCTAGGCCCATCGTCATATTTATCGGCGCAATATTTGTCTATTTCATTTTTAAGTTGTTTGGAAAGTTTGGCTAAAGTGCCAGGGTATTTAAGGTCTATCATAAAAGCCTTTCTAAAATTTTATATCGGCAGCAACTTCAATTGAAGTAATAGTTTTAAAAAGTTGTTCGTTCCATTTTATTTTAATTGCTAAATAAGGAACATTTCTTAAGATATACTTATAAGACCAATAATTAAGTTCTTGCACTAACATTTCATCAGCCGTTGTTTGATTTCCAGAATATACAGCGCAATAAACATTAGGAATATCATTTATAGAAATATTACAAAATTTTATATTAGTGATGTTTTTAACAGGAAAATTTACTTTAGGAAAGGCAAAAGCCGCTATTAAATAATCGTCAGAATCTATTTTAGGCCCGGCTATAAAAATTGCAGTTTTAGTAACCTTCATTATTTTGTCCTTTCTAATATTTAGTTACTCAATAAACGGCGCTATTTCTAACGCCGTTCGTTCAACAACTAAATATTATTTAGCCCAACTAGGTTTTGCAACTTCGCCGCCTGTTGCCGGTGCACTACCCCAAGGAGTCTGCCCCGTAGGTGCTTCAGGCTGCACAGGAGCGCTCCACGGTGCGGTAGGGGTGTTTGCAGCAGGAGGTGTAGGGGGAACAGCAGGGGCAGAAGGTTGCACTGCCGTAGAGCTTCCTGCTTTGCCAGGATCGTTGCCGTTAATGTCCTTAACGCCTTTGACCTGAGTGAAGTTTTCCTTTCCTTCGCCGGTCTGAGAAACAACAACTGCCCGGAAGGGCTTGTTATGCAACAGCGAAGAGTCCGTAAGCTGCATAACTCCGGTTACATGACAAATAGCAGAAAGCTGTTTGTGGGCAATCTCTTGAGCTTTTTCATTTTTGTTGAAAATGTTAAGCCTATAAGCTCCTTCCATTCCGCGATGATCTCCGTCAATAATTTGAAGAGTAAGTTCAAGGAAACCGTCACCGTCTTTTGCAGCGGTTTGTTTCATTTCACTGGCTGTAATTACGACAGGCCAGCCGTTTGAATCTGAAACAGGCAGTTGCGAAGAAACTCCTGCCGGATCAACTTTACTTGCATCAAACATCATACCAATGTTAGCCATGCTCTTTAATCTCCTTTTAGTTAAAATAGCCCGTAGGCTTTTGATAATTGGTGCGAGTGGCAGGCATCGAACCTGCAAGGCTTAGAGCCGTGAGAGCTTAAATCTCATGTGTTTGCCAATTTCACCACACTCGCTTAAATTAACCGTTAGCTACAATCAAACCCCTTTCAATTTGTGACTTGCGTCTTGCAATTTCATTTGCTCCTGAAAAACGCGTACGAACAGGATTTGCATGCGGACCTTTTTTAGAAGTTTTACTTTTAGACACACCGTACATTCTTTTAGCATAAAGCATTGAAGCAGCTACTGCATTTAGCATTGCAAACATTTTGCCTGTCATTTTGCTCATTATAAACTATCCTTTCTCAATGGTCCGGTTCACAAACATTAACAACGTAATCAATAACGCCTTGAACCGTATCAATATTTTCAAAAGCATCTTCTTCAATTTTAATATCGAATTCTTCTTCGAGAGCGGTTTCAAGTTTCAAACAATCGAGAGAATCCATTCCTAAGTCACGAACAAGATTTGCTTCGTTGGTTACTTCATTACTTTCTACCACAAGAACATCTTCGATAATGTCTTTAACCTGCTGCTCAATTGTCATTTAATTATCCTTTCAGTCTTTATTAAAAACATCAACACCGCTAGATTTATGAATTGCGTCTGCTAGATAATTCCAAGATTGTTCTTTAGGTATTGAAATTTCTCCTTTCATTCCATAACGATTTTTAGCAACATAAGAAGGTGTTCTTTCGACTCCTAGAATTCGGCCTTTATTAGCGCTAATGCCTTGAGTAAATGTTTCGCTATTTTTTGAAATAAACAAAGGTTCATGAAGAAAGCCCACAATATCGGCCCATTGTGTTACCATTTCACGCTTGCCGCTGTTCTTGTTATTTTTAGGAGAATGAAGCAATAAATCCCAAGTATTATATTCTCCTGCCGTTGGATCAATAACTTTATTTGCAAAAGCATGACAAGTAAGAACAATGTTTATATTTGCATGAACTGCAAGCAAGTCACACTTTTTAATAAAGTCGTTCATCTTTTCATCTGCAAATTGATAAGCTTTGCCGTAACCTCCCAAGGCAGACTCCATTGTAACACCTTTAGGATTGCCTGTTTTCCATCCTGGGTCGCTTTCAATTACTGCGTTATGAATGAGCCTTTCAATTGCAGTTGCGCTATCAAAAATGAGCGTTTTAAATTGAAATTTACCTTTTTGTGCAGTAGCTATTATTTCATCAAGCAAGGCAATTACATTTTTGTATTCCACTAGCATTGGAGTTTTATTAACACTCATACCTTGATACCCAATTTCAAGCGGTATGAGCAAGGGGCGTGGAGCAGAGCAAGCAAAAGAAGTTTTGCCTATCCCTTCTACTCCTGCAATAACAACGCGAATTCCTTCTTGCGTTGCTGTAGTGTGAGTAATTTGAGAAAGAAGATTGCTCATAGCGACCCCGACTGCGACCGCGACCGCGACCGCGACTGCGACTGCGACCGCAACCACGACCCCGACCCCGACTGCAACCACGACCCCGACCGCGACCCCGACTGCGACTGCGACTGCGACCGCAACCACGACCCCGACCCCGACTGCAACCACGACCCCGACCGCGACCCCGACTGCGACTGCGACCGCAACCACGACCCCGACCGCGACCCCGACTGCGACTGCGACCGCAACCACGACCCCGACCCCGACTGCGACCGCGACTGCGACCTATCAAATCCTGTTCTTAGCATGCAAGCGTTCATTATTTTTGACTCCGTGGAGCTTTTTCAATAGTTATAGCGTCAATTATTGAACCTCTGCCTATAATCAAAGGTCTATCACCAGGGAAGGGTTCGACTTCTCCAAATTCAGCTTTTGCAATAGCATCAGCAAAACGCCCTGTATCTGCAATCCAAGCAGCTTCTTCAAGAACAAGTTCTTGTTCGGTAACTGCTATAAGTCTTCCGGTGTCAATCATAGTTACGGTACGAACACAATAAATTTTACCAATCTCAAAAGCAGTTTCAGTCTTTGCGACAGGCGAGTTGCCAAACATTGCAACAATTTGTTTAATCTCTCCTACTGTAAGATCGTCGATTTTCATTTTTATTTCCTTTCTTATTTTATTTAACTTTAATTACATTATACAGATTAGTTTTTATTTGTCAAGTTTTATTTCCTCAAGTCCGTGTTTAAATCCGTGAACCATTGACGATTGATAGTGAAAACCAATTATTTTAATTTGTTCAGAATCTAAACCATGAGTTTCAAGAACACATTTTAAATATTGCCAATGATCCGAAGCTAACTTTATAGCTTTATCGTTCATCGCCAGAACCTTTGATAACGTTTCTTTCTTTACGGTCTTTAAGTTTTGCATAATTATGTGTTGCAATTTCTTCAAGTGTTAGACCGGCCTGTCTTGCAACTTCCGAAACATACCAAAGAACGTCGCCTAATTCTTTTTTAAGTTCCAATTGTCGGGCAACGGTTATAAGACCATTATCGTCACGCATTGCTTTCTTTACTTTTTCGGCAACTTCACCAGCTTCACCAGCAAGACCTAAAGCAGGATAAACAATTGCATGACCGAGTACAGGATAAATTGCAGTTTCTTGAGCTAATCGTTGATAGTCATTAAGTTCCAAGTTCTACCTCCAAATCGTCTGTCACCGGGATTAAGTTCTTTACGTCTAATTCGTTTCGTTGTATCTTTACGTCTGCTTATTGCTGAACAATCCAAACCGCAACATTTTTGTTTCTTCCAAACTTTATCACTTTTGCCCAAAGGTCTATAAAATATTTCTTTACAAATTGGGCATACTTTATGTTTGCTTTTATGTACTTTGTTCATAGCAATTTTATATTCTCAGGATTGCGAATTAATCTCCAATGATCCGAAGGATTCAATAAATCTAATTGCGGATTAAATATTATATTATTAATCCTTTTCCAAGTAAACCAACAAATTGCTTGTAATTGATTGGGTATTAAACAAGCCTGTCTTGCAACAAATTTAAAATCCTTTTCAATAGTTTCATATTTCATTTTAAGAATTGCAACTTCTTTCATTGTTCTTCGTGTTCCACTCCAAACATTATGCATATGCCCGTCAATGGTTATATGCGATTTATCGTCAGGCTTGAGTATATTATGATAAAATGCAGTTATCTTTAAACCTTTAGTTTCAATTAAAAAATCTTTATTGCCAACAAAATATTCATAAGCTCTATCTCTGCAATGCTTATAAGTTGAACATTTAATTTTGTCAACAGAAATGTTAGTTTTAACGCCGTTTATTAGTGTAACGAGTGAACGCAAATTACCAACATAGTCATTATTGGGTGAAAGTGAAACAAAAGCTTGCACCGTTTGAACAAAACCTACATTATAAAAATCAGCAATTACTTTAAGTAATTCGTGATAATTTCGGTATGCTGCTTTTCCTTCAGTAAAATCAATAGCATCTGCTTGGGCCAAAACTTTTTTAATATTGCTTATACTCATACCGCTTCAGCATGATCCGGTTTAACCATATACCCAAGGCGAGTATATTTAGGTTTGAAGCCCAAATCAATATCCTCAATTGTAAGATTAGGAGACGCTGTGCCGTTAGACATTAAACGAACAAATCCGCTGCCGTAATTTGCATAAATAAAACCTTTTCTTTCATAAACTTTGCGTTGATTATAAACACCTTTAGTTTTAGTAATTACAACAGCATCGTCAATAATGTTAAAAAGCATTTTTAAGTTTCTCCTTTCAATTTGTGTAAGCCACAATCTCACAAAACAATTCAAGTGTCAAGGAATATTTTCTCGATTGACAAAAAAAGTTCCTCGGTGTATGTTGGTCCAAACCCAAAAGGAAGGACTTGCATGATTAACTCAAATTTACGCATAGTTACACTCGCTTTATTACGAAACAGACCTGCTCATATTAAGCTTTCGGATATTGAAAATCATACCTCATTGACAACAGACTGGCTCAAATCGTTTATGAAACGTGGCGATAATTGCGACTCCGGTTCGGATAAAATTGTCACGCTTTACGAATATCTGACGAAATCAAAAATTAAAATTTAAACATGCTTCAATATATTGGAGTTTAAATGTCATTCGATTTAATACCGAAAGAATTGCAAAGTCTTCCGCAATTTATTTGTTGGAAGTATGTGCAAGAACAAGGTAGTGAAAAACCTACTAAAGTACCAATAAATCCACATACAGGGCAATACGCAAGTCCCACAAATCCTGAGCATTGGGGTTCGTTCGAACTTGCTTGTTCCGTTGCCTACAAAGTTGACGGTATTGGTTTTGTTATAACTAAAGACGACCCTTTTTTATGTTTAGATTTCGATCCTACTAACGATCCTGAAATATTAAAACGACAAAATTTAATATATAACGCTTTCAATTCGTATTCCGAAATCTCGCCTTCTGGAAAAGGCTGTCATTTATGGATAAAAGCCAAAGTTCCAACAAATAGAAACAGAGCTTTAGTTGAAATTTATACAGCAGGTCATTATATGACTATGACGGGGAATGTTTGTAGAAACGAACCTGTTAAAGAATATCAAAGTCTAGCTTCTCAATTGTGGGAAGAAATGCAAACTAAAATAGTAAACGAAGGACAACATTTAGATAAAACTGAAACAATGTCTGACTATGATGTTTTAGTAGCAGCTTCAAGTGCTGTTAACGGTGAAAAGTTCATTGATATTTTTGAAGGACGTTGGGCTAAATACTTTCCGTTTGAAGCTGAAAAAGGAAAAAGTGATTGTAACGAGGCAGATCAAGCTTTATGCAATATGCTTGCATTTTATACGCAAAATCGTGAACAAATTAAACGTATATTTAGAACAAGTGTTTTAGGCCAAAGAACTAAAGCTAAACGTGAAGATTATTTTGAAAACCCTAAATGGGGAATGCTGAATAAAGCTTTCGATAAAATGCCGCTTGAGATCAACATGGACGAGTTAAGGAACAATCTTGAGCAGCAGCTTGCAGTTAAGAGGCAAGAGGCAGCAGTTAAGGGGGAAGTGCCAGCAGTTAAGAGGCAAAGCTTAGACGAAGCCCTAGAAGCCTCTAGCCCTATCGCTTGCATACATGTAACTTCTAATATATCTGAAAAACAGAATATAGAAAAATCTGAATATCTAAATATATCAAAATTTGAATATAACGTGCCTCCTGGCCTTGTTGGAGACATAGCAAAATTCATATACTCTGCTGCACCTCGTCCTGTACCTGAAATTGCTATCGCTGGCGCTATCGGTTTAATGTCTGGTATTTGTGGCAGATCATACAATATAAGCGGAACAGGTCTTAACACATACACTTTTTTACTTGCTAAAACTGGAAGGGGAAAGGAAGCTATGGGGCGGGGGATGAACAAGCTAATTGCTTGTGCTTCTAAAACTGTTCCTGCTGCTAATACTTTCATCGGGCCTAGTCGCATATCATCACCGCAAGCATTGGTAAAGTTTCTATCTAAAAGTTCTAACTCCTTTGTTTCTATACTTGGAGAGTTCGCCGATACTTTAAAGCGAATGTCAAATGATAGTAGAAACCCAATTCAACAAGATGTTCGTATTGCTATGCTGGACCTTTACAATAAATCAGGTCACGGTGACGTTTTAGGAAGTCTTATCTATTCAGATAAAGACAAAAATACTGACGTTTTTAACGCTCCTTCTTTTTCGGTAATAGGTGAAGCCACTCCTGAAAAGTTTTACGAACTACTTTCTAAATCTATGATTGATGAAGGTCTTTTGCCACGTTGCACAATTATTGAATATCATGGCAACCGAACCGAGTTAAATGAAGATCATGACAAAGCAACCCCTTCTCAACAGTTAATAGACCAATTCTCTTCACTATGCGCCTACTCGTTGCAGTTAAACAACGGAAATAATGTCAAGCTAGTTCAGTTAAGTGATGAAGCTAAAAAACTAATTGACGACTTTAATATAAGCTGCGATAAAAAAATAAATACTGGTGATAGTATTGCTAGTGAACTATGGTCCCGCGCTCATATCAAGGTGCTAAAACTTGCGGCGCTCCTTGCAGTAGGTTGCAACTATATCAATCCTGTAATAAACACCGAATGTGCTATGTGGGCATTGCAGCTAATAACTAATGACGTGCTAAATCTCCTTTCTAAATTTGAGGCTGGAACTATTGGAGCAGCTAACGTTCAAAACGATCAAGTAACAGATATAAAGAAAGGTTTTAAACGCTACGTTACAAGCACGTGGGAGGAAGTTTCTAAACTCCCTGGTTCAACATTGCTTACCCATTCGATTCGAGTAGTACCACATTCTTTTATATCCGCCTTTTGCCGTCAACGTGCGTCATTTAAAAATGATCGTATGGGACCGATACAAGCCGTTAACAATTGTCTTAAAAACCTTATCGAGTGTGACGATATTCGTGAATTATCCCCACATGATAAAAAGCAAAAAGGACTCGCTAGTAACGCTAAACTTTATATGGTTTCAGGGATGCAATTGTAAAAGTTAAATTGTGCTTTTATTAGTTTCTTGTATTCTTCTATGCTTTTGTATTCATCTTCTAACGTATAGTAAGTTTTACCATTTATTAAATGAGCGTATCTCATTTGGTTTGCCCTTTCCTATTCAGCTATAAAAGTAATTGAATCTTCATCGTTGTCGCAACAGGTATATCCGTACTGCTCCATTACCCTTGCTATATCTTCCCTGCATTCAGCCGATAACCTTTGACCTGTTTCATCGTCATACGTTTCGAGTGCTAGCATATGATTAGCTCCTTTCAAAAGTTAACAATAAATCAAACCATCATCGCCAACATACAAATTTATCTCTCCGTATTCTTTACACTTTGCCGTTAATAAATCGCCGTGTTCGGGCCAATCTCCATCCCAAAAACCAGCGCCGTGGCCGTTACGTGTTAACCAGAAGTCATGACCAGCTTGGCTCAAATCGTCTTGAATCATTGTCATGTTTTCAGCTTGAAACATTGCGCAATCAATATTTATTTGTGTGAGACATTCGGCAGATATATCATAAATATCATAATTTGCGTCAAGCGGCTCGTCGTTATCATCTGTTGAACTCCATAAAGCACATTCAACATAAGCTATTGTAAAAATATCTAGCTCCATAAAATCTCTAATATCGGCTTTCATTTTATTAGCTCCTTTCCTCTTTATGTTTGTTGCGCGCTTGGATTGCATCATATTGATATTCGTGGCAAGCCTGTATTAAGCTGTTAATAAACACGTTTAATAAATCTGCCGGTACGATAGCGTTTGATTTCGAATTTGTCTTTACCGTTCGAGTACAAGTATAGAGTACCTACCTTGTCGGCGTCAATGTCTTTGTCAAATTGATTAAGACGGCCACGGTTAGCGGTTTGTTTTACAAGACGCTTTGCCTCGGTATAGGCTATTGCTATTTCATTTTCAGGCATGATTAAATTCCTTTCGTTTTGGTATTTGGTTGCAGTTAATGTAATTGACGACAGTTAAGCAGTAAATGACATTATGGCTAATTTATGCCAGCCGTTTTCTGTCATTATATCACCTTTTTCAAGTATTAAGTTTTTGTGATAGTTTTGCGCTTCAATTAAATTATTAAAGCTTGACAGTATTTTATATTTGCAATTCCAATGTTCGTTTGTATCTTCTTTCCAAACGTCTTCGATAATTTCAACAACGTCATATCTGTTCATTTTGTCACTTCCATAATTTTATAAATACGTCCGTAAACTATAGTACGTAAGGCTGTTTTGTTTGGTGCATATACTGAATAAATACCGCTTTCAGTTTGATACCAGTACAATTTTAGAAACGGTTTAAAATTGAATTGCCAGCCGTGTATTCTATATGATCCTGAGTGCATTAAATTATCAATTCCAAACATACAACCAGATTGGAATTTTTCTTTTAAAAACTCTTTTTCGGTTTTACCATTTAAAATATCAGGTTGATTTATATTTGTTTTGGTTTTGTTAAATCTATAAGCATTCATTTTAAACCCCTTTCAGTTAAGTAGTAAGTCAAGACAGTTAAGTAGCAATGCTTAACAGTTAACGTCTATTGGTTTTATCTTCAAACTCAATAAACAGATTTTCAATATCCTCATCATCCATTTCCAGAATTACAATTCCGTGTTTATTGCACATGACTAACCTTCCTTTCTATAAAGTTTATGAACAAAGTTTCTCGGATACAAAACACTTGAATAACAATCGTTAATTCCTGGCCCACATTCCCATTCAGGACCGGCAAAACGTTCTATTGTTTTTAAGTGAGCTTTCTTACTGCTGATTACGTGCAGTTCGGTTTCAGTTTGGTTTATTATGCGCATGTTAATTTCTCCGTTCAAAAGTCATATTATCGGCAAAGGGTATTGTTTCATTATTAAATTTGACAAACCATTTGCCTTTATCTTGATAAACGTTAAAACCTAAATCGAATTGGTTGGCCGTTTGATTAATTCTAGTTTTAGTAGTTGCTGTTAGCCATCCGCCAGAATTAAGAGTTATAATTTTTTGATCGAAAGATACTACAACAGTTTGATGAAAAGTTACTAAGGTAACTCCGTTTGTTGCTGCTACTGTAGTATTGCCTTTTCCAATTTTAAATTGATTTGCCATGATAAACACCTACCTTTCTATTTAATTGAGTTTTTGAGGTCAGTTATTTGTTGTTCTAGTCCAGGCAATGAATAACTACTAAATACAATACCGCCACCGTATGACTTGTTGTTATACTTTCTGCCGCCGATTTTATTCATCAGTTTGCAAGTCATTGCGTATTTTTCTTTTTCGTCAACCCATGTTTTAGGCATGCATTGCAGGAAGTGAACAACGTAGCGAGGATTGCCACAATACTCGTTATTGATACGAGTCCAGCGATAAGCATTACGCTCTTTATCATCAGCCTCAATTGCTTGTTTTGCTACTCTAGCAATAGCAGTTAAGCTACCTGTATTACCCTCAGCCATTGTCAATATGTTTTCCATAGCTTGTTTCATTGTCTCAATTCTCCTTTATAGGTTTAATTGTAGGGATACACGTTTTACAATACTTTGCGGCTAGTGTCGCTTTTTCTAGTGACTTATGACGGCTTATTGTTTCACCTGATTCGTTTATTAGTTCATATTTAAATATCATTTTATACCGCCTTTATATCTGAATTGATCCGCTATTACTTCGATATAACCTTTTTCATGCAAACGGTTTATAGCGTTAACGGTAGGTTTATCATTGAGCTTGAATGAGTGCCATTGAGGATATTTAAAAGCAAAGTCTAAAAGGTTACATTGATTTTTACCTATTGTAATCATAGGTTTTGCGCCACCGTAGTGTATTGTTAGTTTCATAGTTAACACCTCACTGTAATTTGTATGTAAACTGATAATTGTGTTTGTTGACAGTTAACCAAGTTTTGATAGCTTGCGTAATTTCTTTTTCAGGTTGATTCGATGAACAGAAGAAATACCAGACTTTTCCATTTTGTATTGATTCTTGACACAATACGCCGTGACAGTTAAGAGTAAATTTCTCATTGATATATGATACTTTGACAGTATTCTTTGTCGTTTTAAGTATCTCAATATCAATTGTGCCACCTGATTTAAACAGACTGTCAACTATTTGTTTGTTAGTTCCGGCGGTTAATGTTTTCATGTTGTTAACTCCTTTTGTGGGTAATATTAATCTATTATATACGGTTTTTTGTAAGAGCATGGCAACATGCAAGAGCTACATTTAAAACCAAGATAGTTACATTTTTCTGGTACAAGTCCGTTTTTCATGATCGTTCCTTTCAGTTTAATTTATGATGGATACCGGAAGACGGATTGACAAAATATCCACCGTAAACATGTTTCGCGTGATATGCTCCAATACGTTTTGCTAATCTTTCAGCTCTTACGAGTTCAAAATCTTCTATGATATCATTATTAAACTCTTCAGATACTATTTCAAAATTAAAATACATTGGTCAGTATCTTCAATTGTAGCTTTGCAAGGCGTTCCGTCAATATCAAACATTGCAAAGATTGCTTTTCCTGTTGCACGTTGACGCAATACTTCACATTTATCGGTTTTTGCAAATACACAATCATTTGTTTTCAATTCAACAAATGAGCCGCTAACAAACAATTCAGGCATGCGATTAAATAAGACAAAGAAAGCTTGTTCCCATACGTCAATTTCTACGTGTTTTGTGTTATGGTCTATAGCCTTTTGAATGAGTTCCATGATTAAATTCCTTTCGTTTCGTTGATACTTTATACATTGCAGTCAACATGCCAAAACTAACAATTTGTTATTTATTTTATAAGTAAGTGTTTTAACTATATTTTATATTTTAAAACCCTTTCTTGTCTTTTCTCATTTAATTCAAAAGTAACAAACTTTGTCACCGCTTATGTCATTTATTGTCACTTGCTACACAAGTATTTGATTTTACTATCCTTTTTAGTGACAAAATTTGCTACCGAAGTGACGATTTATGGCAATGCTCCTGTAACGCTCTGCCCGGCCTATACGCTTGCCCACATATTGAGGCATGCTATCTATCGCGCCTCGTGCCGTTTGCCCTTCCTGGAGCGTCCCATGAAGCCGATTTTGTCCTCATGGGGTCTTAAAACAATAAAAAGAAAGCCACCTGGAACAATAGGTGACTTTCAGTCTTACTTATTTAGTTATAACGCCGCTTTTAAACGGCTGATACATAATATACCTCCTGAAATAGTTTTTCTTTCTGTTAAAACTTTATTGAATACTTTCTTCCAAAGCCGCAATAACACAATCCATATTATCAAAAGCTTCTTGCAAAGCATTCGCTGCTGTTTCGCAAGCTTCACCTCTTTCCGACATTTGCAAACCTTCAGGCATGTTATCAAAGGATTCTTGTTCTTCACATTGTAACTCTTCAATTTGATTTTTTAAATCTTCTAACTGCTCCTGAATTTTGGTTATTGTTTTGCGTCTTGCGTTGTTCATTTTGTTATCTCCTTTTCTATTTTAATGTTCTGTTACGCTCGTTCAATAATTCTGAAAACTGGCTGACGAAGGTTTCATCTACAGCTAAAGGATGATCCATCTCAAATAGTATTGCGTGAACAGTTTCATGATCGAGTGCTAGAGTCAAAGCCTTTTCTGTAATTTCAGGATTAAGCACAATTCTCTGTAACTCACTCAAACACAAACCTTCGTATTCAGCGTTACCAAAGCAACGATTAGCAGCGGTCATGGTTTCATCATAAGATATAAACCATGTTTTGTTATTTAGTTTGAATGAGCGCGGTTTCATGTTATGCCCTAACTACGTTGTCGCAATCAATAAGGGTAAAATAGTCTTTGCATTTGCCGCTGTTTACCGCTTTAACACATCCTGCATCATAAGATGCACCGTCGTCATTGCGATTGTAGCGATACCATTTATCATAGAAGCCAGCAAGCCTATTGTTGTAGCCGCGTTGTTCGTCGGTGAGGGTTTTCATTTTGTTTGTCCTTTCTTTCTCATTCTTTAAATATACTTTATCAAACCTAATTATCGTTGTAAATACTTTATTTCAATCTTTTTATTGCTAAACACATATACTATTATAATGCTAATATCATGCCAATAAAGTAACCAAACAAACTAAATTACACATACGAAAACTATTTCTAAGCATACCGTCCTATTGCTCAAACAATCAAACACTCTACAGGGCTTTATATTGCGTTTAAAGATATAATTCAAGTATTGATATGTTCATATTATAAGCGTTATAACTTCAAGTATAATTTCAATTGGTATGATAGTTGCTATAACAATACATTCAACTTCTAATATATATTAAAACGGGGATTCCCGTAACGGAGAATATAGTAATATGTTTTGCTGAATATACTAATATACCCATACCCTCCTCCACTATTCCCCGCCCTATTAAATATAGAAATATATATTACTATATTATCGTTGTTGTGATCGTTTGAGTATATTTTTATATTCCTCTCCTGTTCAGTCAATCCCGCAAACATATATCTATATCTATACCCCCATATCTGAATGTCTGGAACTTTTTGTTCGAAGAC